CTGGCCGCCTTTTTTTAGCGCCTGGTCGGCGTCGATCCTGGTCCTGGTTTGTGTTCCGCCTTTTTCTTGTCGTTGTGTTCCTCTCCCGTTTCGCCGCCACCGACGACCTGATATCCGTCTTTTTCGTGAGCGTCGATGTCGCCATGCTGTACCTCAACCTCTCTGTACATTCGTACTAGCGTTTGGCGGAATCCCTGGCCCTCGTAGGCAAAAACTTCGTCCGGACTAACCTCGACCTCTTTGCCCATTTTGACTGGCTTCGTCGCCTCTCTTGCCTCTTTTTCCTTTTCCATTTCCTTTCATCCTTTCATCCGAGTTTTAAGCCGGCCGGTTGCTGGCAGGCTGTTGCAAAACCGGCCGGCCATTTAGCAGGAGAACCACTAGATAAACCGAGCTTCGCTTCCCCCTTTCTTTCGAAAAATAAAAGCGCCCACTAACCCAACAATAGGCCCACAAAATCGGGCTTGACGACCTTCACCCCCCAGGCGATCCCGACCTCATAACGGACTCGCCGATATTGCCGGTACATTGCGACCTGGAACACCAGGCCCGAAAGCGGATCGGTTATCTCCGTCACGTCGTCGGCGTCATCGCCTCCATCCGGCATAGCTGGCAACCTGGTTAGCAAGTGAACCGCCTCGCGAACAAAAAACATGTTCGGCGTGAAATTGCCGCCGACCGTGATCGCCGTAGCATTCGCGAGCGGTTTTTTCAGACCTGGCAGCGCGAGGGTTAATGTCGTACCCGAGAGCGTCGCGAGATATCGGTTCGGATCGCCGGTGAATTGAACGGTGTCGCCGGCGATAATTGTTCCGCTGCCCGTCGAGACTGTGATCGCCGTCGCTCCGATCGGATAACCGGAAGCGAAATTCACCACATAGCCGGCGCCGGTCCCTTTCGCGACCGCGATCGGGATTTGAGCCGATGTGTGAATATCGAATCCCTCGACCTGGCCGATGATTCCGCGCCTCAACAGATCGGCCGTACCCGCTTCATTGATTTTGAACAAGACGCTTTGCTTGCCCCTTATATTCGAGATCGCGGCCGAGCCCAGGACTAGCTGGCGATCGGTTAGCGGCGCCCCGTTATCGTCGAGTACTTGAAGCGAATTCGCGAAATCAGTAAAGTCGCCGGCCGTTCCAAATGGAGCGGCGCCGGCCGTTCCCACCGCGCGCGAGGCGCCGATATAAGTCGCCGCGAGATCGACCTCGATCAGATTGACGAGAGCCCTGATCGCTTGAGCGAATTGCTGGACAATGACATTTTGCATTATCCCGGTTTGGGAAACCGCGCGTTGTTCTTCACCCGTCCACTTGATAGGCGCGTATTTGCTCTTGGAAATGGTTAGCGTTCCATTCCCAACCGCCATATCGCCGTCATCTGGTGGAATCGGCGCCGGCACGATATCGCCTGTCACGATTGCCGGCACAATTGGATAGTTGACTGTTTGTCCGAGCGCGACGCGATCGGCCGAACTATTCCGGAAAGCCGCCATTGTGAATCCGTACATTTCCCTGGCGATAATATCGAGCGCCATGTAAATGATCGGAATCAAATTGTTGAGATTATTCGCCACTGGTTAAACCTCCCTTCAAGGGGAGCTCCGGAGACTTGCCGGCGACGAATCGGCGCGCGCTCGGAAGTCTAATCGCTTATGGTGCCCCCCGATTTGATGTGTTCCATTTTTGCGCCAGCGTCCAGAGCGTCGAAATCGCCGCGCTTGAGCGTCGTTTTCCCTGCCCCGGCGCCCTGGCCCGATTTTCCGCCAGGCGCCCCGCTGCCACCGGCGCCGGTTGCGTCCCATGCCGAACCGTAATCTTCCGAGCTCTTTAACTCGCTGATCAGAGAACCGAGAGCTTTACTCGGATCGGCCGCAGCATTGCCGGCCGCATCGAATACTTGGATAACGTATTGGCCCGAGTCGGCCGGTTGCTCGACGACTTTGATTCGCGATCGGACAGGACCGCCGCCGCCTTCCGGCAAAATCAGTTTCAAGCGCTTGCCGCCCGCAGAGACAAAAGCTTGCGTCACCGCGGAGTCGACCATTTGCGCCTGTAATTGCGACGAGACTCTCGAGAGCTTTTGATTCAAGCCCGTAATCGCGGTCTGGTGCGATTCTTCCAGCGACTTTTTCAACGCCTCGAATTGTCCCGTCGCCTCGAGCCGCTTTCGCTCTTGTTCTTCGACAAACTGCAATGCTTTCCTGGCTTTTTCTGGATCAATGCCCGCGAACTTCTGCTCGAGAGTATTTTTCTCAGCCAGGATCGAATCGCGATTGTTTTTGAGCCCGGTAGTATCTTCGCCGTCCGGAATCTCGATCTCATCCTTGAGTCGAAACCCGTCGCCGTCAGCCTGATAAAAATTCCGATGCCCTTCTGGTACATCGGCGAGCTTGCCAATCCGCAATTTGAATTTCATCTAATAGACTCCTGTCTAATTGATGCGCGCGACTCCTGTCGCACCTGGTGGTTAAATTAGTCGCCGCTGCCCATCGAGACTCCTGTCTCGACTTCTAACGACTCCATTTCTTTCATCCTCGCGCGTATGCTCTCGCGAAAGAGAGTTTGCAACGTAAGAGCTCGCGCATCGGCGAGATCACACAAAAACTTGCGCACCTTGAGAGACTGGCAATCGTCCTTGCAAGTCTCGAAAACGATATAGCCATCCTCGACCTCGATCTCGACAAATATGCCGCCGTCGTCCTCGACTATCGTCGCCGTGGCATTTGTGGATTGAAGCAAATCGATAACTTTCATTCAGCCCCCCTTTTAATCCGCGCCGGCGCCGTTCGAGCTCGCGCCATTCGAACCCGCGCCGGCGCCGATATCTTCCGAGCCCGCCCCGATCCCGCCAGGCGCATCGCCGGCGCCGAGCTGCCCCGCGACTCCTGGCAAAGCGCCGGTTGTGCGAATAGTCGAGAGCAATTTCCGCTCGGCGACGATTCGAACGAGCTCCTCCGATGCCATAAAATCGCTCATCAGGAGATTTCCGCGCTCGAGAATTGTCCACATGGTTTCGAGCGAGAGCCCTGGCGGATTGGAACCGACTAGCGCCGCGAGCGCCGTCACCATGTGGCCGTCGACTTTGGCCCTGGTAAAATCGCGATTGACCTGGACATCGCCGCCGCTCTCGAGGCTCTGATATTCGGCCGAAAATTGGAGAGCCGCCTCCAGCCCATCCTCCAGAGCCCGCGCCATTCCTGAGAGCTCGCTTGTCTCGGCTTCCCATTCGAGAATTTCCTCCGTCGCGGTTGCGCCTTTGCCGCCTTGCTCCGATTGCAAAATCGTAAGCCCCAGGACTGCCATATTCTGTTTGGAGCTTTTCAACTCCTCTTGAGCTTTGCCGATCGCCTGGCCGTTGTGTTCGACGAATTTCAAATCGCCGCCATGCCCAATCCGGTAAACCGAGTTAGGCGATATGACCCGTTCCGGCCGCGTTCCGGCCGGTTCCATGAGTTTTCCGCCCTCGACCTGGCCGTCGATCATGTCGTTATCACCCATTATTTCGGCCAGGATCGGGACATTCGCGATTGTGAGAATGTGATCGAGCGCCGATTGCAGTCGATAAAATCTCAGATTTTCATAGGCGAGATCATAAAGAGGCGGAAGCGAAATCAGCGGAGCTCGAGGCGCCGTCGAAATTACCACAAGCGGAATCCGTTGAACGGAAAACGTTCCGCCGTCGATCTGAGTTATAGCTGTCGGCCCCTGCTCGTAGAGCTCCCACCCGCCAGGATAGAGAATTCGATAGCGCCGGCGCATTTCCTGGCCGTACTTCCCAACCGGAAGCATTGCATATTCGGCTAACGTGACTTGCGAGAGCGCCGTCGCGCCGCCGACGACTTCCGTTCGCCAATTGATAATCTGAGATTTTTTATAAAACGCCCAATACGGCCGGCGATTGTTCCGCTCGTCGACGAGAGTCGCATTCGGCATGCTGACCGTTATCGCTTCCGGCATATCAATCAAAATAGCCGCGTGTCCATCATTGATTGCCGATTGAAAAACCTCTTTCGCGAACACATCGAAATGAGTGCCCATAAGGTCGATGTTCTCGCATTGCTGCCTCAATTGCTCTGGCACATTCGGCGAGAGAATTGGATTTCTTCTAAATACCATGCCGACGAGGCCCATGATCGTTCGCCGGTAAGCATTCCAAAACGTCGAATTCGCCAGGCGCGCAGCATAGGCTTTATTCGACTCCTTCTCGAATTTCGGCAAATATTTTTTTTGGCCGCTCTGTATCGCCTCTTGACCTATAAAACA